TAAGAGGTGCAAATTTAAGTGGTGCAGATTTAAGTTATGCAGATTTAAGACGTGCAGATTTAAATTGGATTAATTGGCGGGATGTTGTCGGTCTAACTGTAATAGCTGTACAAATTAATACTACGAGAAAAAACAATCAAATCACGTATATCAAAGAGCTGGAAATCTGGACGACTGGATGTTTTCAAGGAACTTTAGAAGAATTGAAAGATTCTATTGAGCAGACTCACGCTAGCAATGACTTTTTAAAACGTAGATACTATCGCGCGATTAATTATATTTTGACGGAAGCGGATTTTGAAGAGGATTTGGAGGAGGAAAACAATGAAATTTAAAAAAGGTAAAGCGAAGTTAGCGGAGAGAAACGAGGTGCAGACGTGAACTTTTTAGATCTATTCGCTGGAATTGGTGGATTTCGATTAGGGATGGAACGAAACGCAGAATTGAGAAGGGGAGAAAATTATGATTTACAAACATGAGGAAGCTCGACAATACCGCGAAATCAATTTCCTAGACCAGTTCCTAGAAGGTCACGATGGATTCATAGCGGGAGGCTGTTTTAAAAATATTTTTAATCATGAAAAAGTGAAGGATATTGACATGTTTTTCCGCAACGAAAAAGACCTAAATGACGCAATTCATTATTACACCGAGAAATGTGCTAGCGATGCAAACCATATTAAACTTGTGTATAAAACTGGTAAAGTCGTCGCCTTTATACACATTCCGTCAAAAACCCAATTAGAGTTAGTTCGCTCTGTTTTTGGGGAACCAGAAGAGGTTATTAGTAACTTTGACTTTACTGTTACCAAAGTAGCACGATACGTTGTTGACGGGGAGCATCGGATAGTAATTCATCCCCAATTTTTTGAACACTTACATCTCAAAAGGTTGGTGGTTGACAATACTCTTAATTTCCCGATATCGACATTTGAAAGAATGATTAGGTACGTAGGTTACGGTTATAAGCCTTGTCTCGAAACAAAGGCGAAATTGGTTGATGCAATCAATAGTATTCAGAACATAGATGAGAATGATTTTTCAAAAAGTCTATATGAAGGATTAGATTAAGGAGGAAAACAATGAAATTTAAAAAAGGTAAAGCGAAGTTAGCGGAGAGGGACGAGGTGCAGACGTGAAAATATTAGACGCTTGTTGCGGTAGTCGGATGTTCTGGTTCGATCGCACAAATAAAAACGTCACTTTTATGGATAATCGAGAATTAGAAACGGAATTATGCGACGGTAGGAAATTAGTTGTAAAGCCTGATGTTGTAGCAGACTTTAGGAGTATGCCATTCGATACCAATACATTTCACTTAGTAGTTTTGGATCCACCGCATTTAGTGAAAGTTGGCGATAAATCATGGTTGGCCAAGAAGTATGGGAAGTTGGATTTGCTAACTTGGAGAGATGATATAAGTAAGGGTTTTGAAGAATGTATGCGAGTTTTGAAACCAAATGGCATATTAATTTTCAAATGGAACGAAGACCAAATAAAGCTAAGCGAGATTTTAAAGATAATTGATTTTGAACCGCTTTTCGGTAATAAGCGTTCTAAAACGCACTGGTTAGTTTTTATGAAGGAGGAACAAGCATGAGATTTAAGGAAGGCGAAAACGTACACGTAATTGTAGGCAATGAATTGTTAAGTGGTTGGTACAACGGTAAAGAGTTTGGAACAGGCAACTCTTTAGTGAAAGTTTCTAAGGACAAGATAATAGCTACTAAAGATTGTTTTATTGCAAAAGAAAAGGAACCAGAACTGGTAGTAGTTCCGCGATTTGCCGATGACTGGATAAATCACTGTGAACAAAGAGAATACGATTTAGCTTGTTTGTTAGATTATGGCAATGCAGGTATGCCTGATGAAATGTACGGATGGTTAATTTCATCAGCTGATAATCAAGAACTACTCGCCCGCGCGTGGATGGACGGCTACGAAGTCGAGAAAGAACCGCTTTATTATGTACAACTTATTGACCACGCAACTGGTTATCTAAATGTTCATTATGATAATCAGAAACTTGTAGGTAGTAATGATGAAGCAAGTGAGTATAAAACACAATTCACAGAATCAGAGATTAAAGCAATGAATAAAGGTGAAGCATACTGGTTACTTAAGGAACCTGTTGAGGAAGTGGAGGGTGAAGCATGAGAGAGATTGAGATTTACGGCAACATACACGAAAATCCGGATTTGTTGGAGGTGGCGGAATGAAACGAGTAAATGAACGACAAAAAGAAGAAATGAAAAAATTGGCAGATTTAATTATCGAAAACCCTGATTTACCAGTTGTTACGATGACGGATAACTTTGATGATAAGGGGACTAGCGTTTGGACAGCAGGCTGTTGCTGCGAAGTAAGTATTGATTACATTTATAGTCCTAAACAACGTGATTTACTTTCAGGTCCTAGAGATGATAGACCATATGTTAAAAGTTTTGATTATTATGAAGCAATAGAAGAAATGAGTGAAAGAATACATCCTCATGACGACACGAGTAGACCAGAGGAAATTTGGAATAGTCTTGATTGGATAAAAGTCATTTTAGTGTATTCGGGTCAATTAGAAAAAGTAGATGATGTCTATAAAGAACGTTGGGTGGCGGAATGAACGATAAAAAAGTAAGATTCTACGTTTCTACTGGTATGCACGGATCACTTGAAACAGAAACATTTCTTTTGAAAACGGACTTGAATATTGAGTTCGATATATTAACACTTGAACAATTAGAAAAAGAGATTACAGAGGCTTATGACGACTGGTTAGTAAATAATATTGACTCTGGTTGGTCTATCGAGAAAGAGGTGGCGGAATAAATGGGAGTGAGTATTGATTTATACAGTTATGATTATGAAGCGCTTGTGGAAGGTATTAGTTACGATTTACGGCGTGTTGACTTACGGGAAAAAATTCCTGATAGCTCTAAAAAGTATAACTGGGAGTTAGAAAGTCGGTTTGAATTAGTTATGGAGTAAATGAGATGGAAATACTCTGGGATATTCTCAGAACGGCAGACTTTAATAGTTTGAAGGAGGAAAAGTGAATGATGAATCGTGTCGTGCTCGTAGGACGTTTAACTAAAGATCCAGAGCTAAGATATACGCCAGCGGGTGTAGCAGTTGCGACTTTTACACTTGCTGTCAATCGACCTTTTAAAAACGGGCAAGGAGAACAAGAAGCTGATTTTATTCAATGTGTTGTTTGGCGTAAACCAGCAGAAAACGTCGCTAATTTCTTAAAAAAAGGAAGTTTAACAGGCGTTGATGGTCGCGTTCAAACTCGTAACTATGAGGGGAACGACGGTAAGCGCGTTTATGTGACGGAAATAGTGGCCGAGAGTGTTCAATTTTTGGAACCTAAGCAGAACGCTGTAGAAGGCTCTACACCGAATAATAATCAAAACGAAGCTAATTATTCAAATAACAATAAAAACGGCTCATATCGAGCTAGTTCGAGCCAGAATAGTGATTCATTTGCAAACGAAGGTAAGCCGATTGATATTTCAGATGACGATTTGCCATTTTGAGCGAGAGGGTGAATAAAAATGACAGCAGAAACTGCAATAAAAAAGTTGAGAAATAGATCAATGAGCATCCGCCAAATGGCTAATGCGATTGCAGAAGTTACAAACTACCAAATTAGCGAAATCGAACAAATGGGGGACGAAGAAATTGAGGCAAAGTATACCGCGTTCGTCATCAACGAAGCGACCGAATATGCAAAATAGCCATGCTAACCGAGGCATGACATTTGAAAGACTGATAGAAAACGCATGTGATATTTATCAGATTAAGAAACTGGCTATTATTCAAAAGTTGCCGACTGATTGGAAAATTATTCGGAATGGCGCTCAAATAACGGGCGCTTTCCCGAATAAAAAATCGACAGTAGATTTTATGGGCGTGCTTAATCCTGGCATGGCAATAGCCTTTGAGGCAAAAGAAACGAAAGCAAAAAGCTTTCCATTCAAAAATATCCACGAACATCAAATAGAGTATCTCAAAAGCGTGCGTAAAATGGGCGGACATGCCTTTGTTTTAATTAATTTTGTTACAGTAGACCAAATATATAAGATCGACATAAAAACGTTTTTAGAACTGTATGAGGGCGCTGTGCAAAGTGGAAGGAAATCCATTGCTTTAAAGGATATTGAGGAAAAAGCGGATAAAGTGCCAACGTTAAGCGGTATACCAGATTTTCTGAACGCGCTTTAGACAAATAAAAAAAGCCGAAGTTCCCTCCGACTACCCAATTTGATTATAACATGGGGGAATGGATATGAATACTCTTTTTGATCTACCACAAGTTGATAAAATCGACTATATCAAAACGGTTCGAGCATTAAAAGACTTTTTCAGAAAATACAAGGCTTTAAGAGTAATGGCGGGTGAACGTAAATTCCCTACACTAACTACCACATACACGGTCACACCGCCGAATTTTGGAAATGAGTTCCATAGCAAAGTGGAAGAAGCTGCTATACACAATGTAGACAACGTACACGCTGCACAAGAAGCCGTTAAAAAGTATGATGTGATCATCAACCAATTAGAAGCAATCCACCGCAAAATCATCTTAGAGAGCTTCTTACACAATCAGCAAGATGTAGACATCATGATCGATATTCCGTATGAAGTAGCACAATACAAACGAGAGAAGAAAGCGGCAGTGATTGAATTGGCTACGACATTAGATATTGAAGTGCTGAAAAGTGAAAATGATACTTTTTAGATACTTTTAGGGAGAAAAATCATGATATTATGGTATTGTCCATTAGTGACATGAACACTAGACGCTCGGTGTTTAGCCCGACAGAGGCATCGTATCTGATTACTAGTCCCAACAGGGGACACCTTCCTGTTCGAGTGTAAGTTCGTCCTGATGCGAGACGATCGTAATCAGTGGGTAGCACGAAGTCAAATGGGCGTGCTGGTATCGGCGAAGGGAAGTAGACCGATAAATTAATTTAATAGAACCTCGGACACCTCTTAATAATGTGCCACAGCCGAGGGCGTTTATAAAAGCCCACATTGTTGGGCTTTTTTTGTACATAAAATTAAGGAGTGATAAGCATGGATGCTCAAGGGTTAGCTAAACTAGGTAGAACTGGGATGAGCGCTAGTGAATTGGCGAATAGGTTAACAAGAGGAACTAGTGAATTACTAAAGGGAATAGAAAAAAGAAATGGAATGAGAGCAATGAACTTTGAACATATGATCGGTAGAGATACCGAGAAAGGCATTATTATTACCGATCCAAAGGAGGAACTAAAACATGCGGCAAGTCATAAAAGCGACCATATCAGAAAGAAAAGACAAGAAACCAGAGTTCAACATCCAAGTGGGCGGAAGTGAAAGCGAACTGTCATATGCCCTGGCTAAGTCATTTGAAATGTTTATCAGTCAGATAGCTAAGTTTAATGGGAACTCATTCGAACAGACTAAAAAGGACTACTTAGATGCTATTAGCGTGGTTATTAGCAACATTCATGATACAGAGAGTAAATAATTATTTGATTATCAAGGGAGCGTGGTGATATGTAGTGAAAACAGAAGAAAAATATAATATCTTTGCTAAAACCTATGTGATGAATGGATTTAATGGCAAAGATGCTGCAATATCAGCAGGCTACAGCGCTAAGACAGCAGAGCAGCAAGCTTCTAGGCTGTTAAGAAATGTTAAGGTGCTAGAATTCATAGATGAAGAAATGAAACTACTATCAAAACGCATGCGAGACGATGCTTCGAAAATTTATGCTGAATTATGGAAACAAGTAAGAATGATTGATGAAAAAATAGCAAAACACGAAGAGGCTTCTGCCAAGCTAAGCGTTACAGATGCACGAAAAATAACTGCTAAAGCTGATATAAATAATTTAAAAGCGAAAATAAGGCGAATTGAAGATAAACTTAAAAAATTGGACGGCAGAAAAAGCGATGAAGGAAATTTAAAGAAAGAACTATTAGATGAACATGGCGAACTAAAGATACAACTAGAAGAACTAGAGGATAGTGTAAGTGAGATTTACGAAGAGGTCAGCGCTTCAAAGCGTGATTTATTGTGGCATAAAGATTGGAAAGAAATACTTTCTTTAAGGGCACAAATACTACAAGACTTATTTGATAGATCAGGATATAAAGAAACCAGCGAGCTACAAGATCGCCGTATTGCACTGCTTGATGCACAGATTAATAAGCTGAATGCAGACGAACAGGACGAGCGTACAGCTAAGCTTAAACAGATCGTTGCTTCTACAGAGAATATTCAGGCTCGTACAGAACTTATCAAAGGTGCTAAGAAAGATACTTCGATTATGGAGGCTCTTATTGATGTAGTGAATGGTGGTGATGGCAGTGGTTCAATTAGCGTTCAGCCAGAAGCAACAAGAGACGATCAGACAGATCACGAATAATATTACTTTAGAAGTCAACGAAGGAACGCCGCGATCTGGTAAAACCACCGCTGATATATTCAAAATGGCAAACTTCTATATCAATTCAGAAGATCAAAACCATTTAGTCACTGCTTACAACCAAGAGCAAGCTTTTCGTCTATTTATGGACGGTGACGGCTTAGGCTTAATGCATATTTACGGCAATCTTGCAGAAATGAAGCACGATGAGCATGGCGATCACTTATTGTTGTATGCGCCTAATGGCAATAAAAAGATTTACTACAAAGGCGGCGGTAAAGTAAATAGCGTTGGTGCTATAACTGGTATGTCGCTTGGGTCAGTAACTTTCTTAGAAATCAACCTACTGCACATGGACTTCGTGCGTGAATCCTTTCGCCGTACTTATGCAGCAAAGAACAGGTTTCATCTGGCCGAACTGAATCCGCCTGCGCCAAGTCATCCAGTTATATCAGAAGTATTCGATCGATACGAAAAGACAGGGCGCTATAAATGGCGACACTGGACACCATACGACAATCCGATACTTGATGATCGGCGGCGGCAAGAACTATATGACGAATTGAAGTTCTCGTCTTACTTGCTACAGCGTGACTGGTATGGCAAGCGAGTGCTTCCAAGCGGTATTATTTACGAAACATTCGATATGCAAAAGAATCAGATCAATAAACTGCAAGGCCATCCAGTCGAGATGGTCTTTTTTGGTGATGGCGGTCAACAAGATGCGACTGTTTGTGAGTGCTATGTGATCACGGAACACGAAGCGGAAGGCGGATATACTTACAAACTCAATCAAGTTGCTACCTACTATCACAGCGGACGTGACACAGGGCAAGTTAAAGCCGGATCTACTTATGCGAAAGAAATACAAGCTTTCATTAAGCGTTGCATGGATCAATACGATGTGCCAGTTGGCGAGCCAGTCATCATTGATCCAGCATGTCGGTGGCTGCGTGAGGAACTTGAAAAGCTAGGCATTGACACAAAAGGCGCTGACAACAACGCACATGACGTGACAGGACGTGCACAAGGGATCGAGGTTGGTATTGAGCGTATGCAGACACTGTTAAGTGAACGGCGCTATTTGCTCGTGGAACAGCCAAACGATCAATATGATCATTACAACTGGTTGCAAGAAATCGGCATGTATGTGCGGGACGAAAACAGCGGCAAGCCAGTAGACAAAAATAACCACGCGATGGATACAAGTAGATACGCTACAAACTACTTTTATAGGAATTATGAAGATATATAGAAAGGAGTGATTAAATGGGTGTTTGGAGTGTAATGACACGCTTTATTAAAGGTTGGCTAAATGGAAAACCTAACGGCAGCGAACCGGAGTTAATACCAAAATATCTGCCGCTCATTCCAGATAATCAAAAAGAATGGAGCAAAGACTCCTATTTAACTTCGTTGTGGGCTCAAGGATATGTGCCAACAGTACACGATAAGTTAATGAATTCCGGAACAGGCAATGAGATAGTTGTTGTTGCGGCTGAGTATATATCTGGAAAGCCTTTAAGTATTGATGTAACAGGAGTTAATGGCAGTAAGGATGAAAACTTAACAAAGCAACTGAAAGAAGCATTACGGATTGATAATTTTGATAGTAAGAGCGTGAAAATTGTTGAATTAGCAGGGGGGAGCGGAGTATCCGCTGTAAAGATTAACATTTTAAATGGGCGACCATCTATTAGCGTTCATAGCTCTAGCCAATTTTGGATAGATTTTAAAAACAATGAGCCATTTCGTTTTAATTTCTTTGAGGAAATACCCACAAGTAATAAAGCAGATATTTATTATTTAGTTGAAAGCAGAGAAATAAAACAATGGGACAAGGAAGGGAAAAAATTATCTGGAGGTTTTGTAACATATTCTGTTATTAAAATTGATGGCGATAAAACTACTCCTATGGGTGCGGAGAGACTACCAGAACAGATTACAAGCTATCTGTACACAAATAATATTCAATTGAATCATTCTGTATCAATTGGTTTAAAGAGTATGGGCGCGTATTTAATAAATAATAGCCCAAGCAATACTAGATACCCACATCTTAATCTTGGGGAATCTGACTTATCGCAATGTACCAATTATTTATTTGCCGTAGATTACTTTTTCACTGTTTATATGCGCGAAGGAGAGAAAACAAAAACAAAAATAGCGGCTAGCGAACGAATGTTTAGGAAAAAAGTTAATAAGAGCACAGATAAAGAAGAATGGTCCATGAATGTAGATGAAGACTACTTTATGCAGTTCAAAGGAACGTTAGATGCTGGCGCGAAGTTAAATGACATGATTCAATTCATGCAAGGAGACTTCCGAGACGGTAGTTATCGCGAAACGATGGAATATTTTGCTCAGAAAGCTGTTTCGAAATCTGGTTATAATCCCGCTACTTTTAATCTAGGTAATAGGGAAGTTAAGGCGACCGAAATTTGGAGTTTACAAGACGCGACAGTGCGTAAAATTGAGAAGAAAAAACGCCTTATTCAAAATGTTTACGAACAGATGCTTTGGGACTTCCTATATTTGTTAACTGGTGGAACAAACAATAAAGAAAAAGCAATAATGCGTGATGAAATCAGGGTAATAATTGAGTTTCCAGATCCAATGTCTGTTAATCTGAATGAATTATCTAGCACATTAAATAATATGAACAGCGCATTAGCGATGAGTGTAGAAGAAAAGGTGAAATTAATTCACCCTAAATGGGAAGAAGAAGAAATTCAAGCGGAAGTAAAACGCATCTATTTAGAAAACGCCATTGGAGAGGTTCCGGACCCGGAAGCGATTGGAGGAATGGAAACGAAAGGTGGGTGATTAGATGAGTCATCACCATGCACCAGTGGATTTCGAAAAAGAAGCATCTATCTTACGAAACCACTTTAATAATGCCGAAATAGAATTACTTTTGCTGATAAAGAAGCACGTTATGCATGGCGCTAAGAATCCAACAAAATGGAAATTCATTCAGCAGTCGCGTTTGATAAATTTTAAAAGAGAATTGAAAGCACATATAAGTCTTTTCAAAGACGAAACGAGAGATAAAATAGATAAACTAACGTATCGTGTTTATCTTGATTGTGTGAATGAATACGAGGACGAAATGGAAGCCAGATATCAAACTAAGAAAGAGGTTGATATACAAAATGACGACTATTTATCTGAAAGTGATGCACTTATCCAAATTTCGGAAGATATGGCTGATTATTGGCAAAAAATCGCGCCCTCCAAATACAAACAAGTGGTTAAGGAAACAAAAGATAGCAATGGAATTTTAAAATATGCTATCGCAACATCACTTATTAATGTTTTAGGCGATGGGATAAGAAATGTTATAGATCAGTCTGGAAGAAAGTACCGACCAGGAGCTTACATGGAAATGGCTTCAAGAGGTGCTTTTTTTAATGTTGGCTTAAATGCCATGAAACGTGTTCTTGGAAGATATGAGCACGAATTAGTTCAAGTGTCAGCTCACGTAAGAAGTTGTCCGCGTTGTGCTCCTTGGCAAGGAGAAGTGCTATCAGTAAACTACGAAAGCAATGAATATAAAACATTACAAGAAGCGGAAAATGATGGATTGTTTCATCCAAATTGCCACCATTTTTTATATTCGTATTTCGAAGGTGACGAAACAGACGAGCCTATCCCGTATGATGAAGAAGAATACGAGGCTCAAAGTAAGCAACGGTACTACGAGCGCGGCATTCGTGATTGGAAAACAAAAGATATACTTGCAGAAGGTCCCTCTAAACAATATACAGCTGGAAAAGTAAAACAATGGGAGGAAGCTTTGCAAGAACATTTAAATACTAATCCGTTCCTAGAAAGAGAATTGGATAGAGAAATTATAAAAGCGTCTAAATGAACGCTTTTTTTGTTTGGCTTGATATAAAAATCTTGCCTACCTGCCGGCAACTAATAGACAGGGATGGCTCACTCAGAGCTTAAAAAGGAGGAAATATGAAGAATTATTTACAGCGTAAGTTTGACATTCAACATTTTGCTGAAGGTGGGGACGATAAGAATTTTAACCAAGCAGAACTGGATGAAATTGTAAAGAATCGCTTAGCGGCTGAAAAAAAGAAATTTAATGGAGAGATTGAAACCATCAAAAGCGCGCATGAGGAAGAAATCACGAAGTTAAACGACCAAATTAATCAGCTTAACGATCAAGTGGGCGAACATGATTCATCTGAAAAGGCATTGAAAAAACTTCAAAAAGAGAAAGACGAGGCACTATCAAAGCTGGATGAATATGTTCAGAAAGAACAAACGGCAGAGTGGCACAGTAAGTTAAAAGAAAGCGGCGTAAAAGAAGAACGTTACGAAGCGTTTACGAAGCTTTTTGGGGATGAAGAGCGAAATGACGACAACTTAGCGAAATTCGCAGAGCAATATCCGGAATGGATTGCAAAATCTGATGATGGTGACACGCCTCCACCAATCGGAGCAGGACTAGGCAATGCAAGTGAGCCAAGTGCTACAGACCCATTCATTCAAGCATTAAATTCATAATTAGAAAAGGAGAGATAGCAAAATGGCTATTAACTATGTAGACAAGTACGGTAAGGAGCTCGACCAGAAGTTAGTCTTTGGCACTTACACAAATGAATTAGAAACACCTAACCTTTTATGGTTAGATGCAAAAACGTTTAAGATTCAAACTATCACAACAACAGGACTTAAAGCACATACAAGAAATAAAGGATATAACGAAGGTTCTGCTTCAAACACAAATAAATCTTATACGATTGATTTTGATCGTGATGTAGAATTCTTTGTAGATGTTATGGATGTGGACGAAACAGGTCAAGCGCTTTCTGCTGCGAATGTTACTAAAGAGTTTAATTCTCGGCATGCTGGACCAGAAATGGACGCTTATAGATTTTCTAAGTTAGCAACAGCAGCGAAATCAAATAGTAATTCGGTTGCGGAAGAAATCACTAAAGATAATGTGTTCACAAAATTAAAAGCGGCAATTCGAAAAGTGAAGAAATACGGAACTCAGAATCTTGTTATGTATGTTTCGCCAGATGTTATGGCAGCATTAGAACTTAGTGATGATTTTGTTCGAGCTATTAATGTGCAAAACATTGGTCCTTCATCCATCGAAACGCGTATTACGGCTATTGATGGTACACGTATTGTTGAGGTAGAAGCGGAAGATCGTTTCTATGATACTTTTGATTTTACAGATGGTTACAAACCAGCTGCAGGTGCTAAAAAACTGAATTTCTTGCTTGTAAATAAAGGTTCTATTGTCGGCGGCGCAAAACATGCTTCTATCTATTTGCACGCACCTGGCTCTGTAGGGCAAGGTGATGGCTGGTTGTATCAATATCGTGTATACCACGACATTTTTGTGTTGGACCAACAAAAAGATGGCGTAATCGCTTCTACAGAAGTCTAAGGAGGTTGGGGAAATGCAATTTAAAAAAGAAAATGTCGTTTACAATACAGACAATGTTGTATTAATCAATCAATTGAAAATTGATGGTTTTGAAGAGTTCGAGTATAAAGAACCAGAAAAAGAACCAGAAAAAGAATCAGAAAAATCGCCACCCAAGAGTAAAAAGGAGCCCAAAAATAAAGAGGGTGAGTAAATGAAAACGTATATTACACCAAGTGAGTTAGCTAGTCTAACAAACTTAAGTATCGAACCAACAGAAGCGGATAATTTAATAAAAGCCGCTTCTGTAGCAATTGACAAGCAAATTATGCCGAATATCATAGACAAGGACGATGTGGATGATGATATTAAACAAGCTGTTGCGTGGCAGTGTGAACACATCAAGAAATATGGTGAGTTTATTGGCATTGGTAACTTTACACTAGGCAAATTAACTATGGGTGGTCAATCACAAAATTCGAACAACTTTATACCTGACGTTCCAGACAAAGTGATGGATTTGCTTTTATCTAGTGGCTGGCTTTATGCGGGAGTAGGTGGTTGTTAATGAGCTTTCAATTACCACCCATCCCAGAAGCTATCCTAAATACAGAAGTGACTATAACTAGTAATAGTGGGCGTGATGACTTTGGAAACCTTTTACCAGATGCGACTAATAAATCAATGTTTCGGTATGAGTTTGAAAAGCTCGTAAATAAAACAGAAGAAGGACTAAACATAAGATATGTTGTTAACTTATTTTGTAACAAATTAAATTTTGTTGTGAACGAAGGAGACAATATATCTTTTGCTATTCCTGACTATTGCTTAATTAAAGGTGAAGTCCAGAGCGTATCTTTTCCGCCAAATCCAGATGGCAGTATACACCATTTTGAAATAGTAGTAGGAGAGGTGACAGAGCATGGGCTATAACAGCTTTAAAGATAGAGTCATAAATGATATTCACAATAAGGCTTTGTCAACGGCTGCAAAGGCTGGACAAGAATTGGTTGAATTAGCAGAGCCTGTTACGCCAATTTTGTATGGCGATTTGCGTCGAAGTTCACATGCTAAAGTAATCATCCAAAAAAATTCAACTGTGGCCAGAGTATTTAGTTTAACTCCTTATGCACGCAGGCAATATTATGAAAATCGTCGGAATCCGCGTTGGTACGAAATGGCAATAAGTTATGGAATTCAGAGTATTAACCAAATTGTAGAAGGTGGGATGCGCTTATGATTGAGGATTTAGTAGTGCATTTCAAAAAAACATTCCCAGCTATAAAAACACTTGGATTCATTAAACAAACGGGGCTTGATTCAATGGTAGTAATTAATGAAGCACCGACATTTCAAAACAAGCAAGTACAAACGCAAAGTCGTGTTCGTGAGAGCATCGGCTTTTTAATTTATGATAAAAACACAATTCAATGCAAACGAACATACGATTTATTACGTAACTACTTTCTTTTAACAAACCCTTCTGAGCTGAATATCCAAAATCAGAAGGTAGTAGCAACAGATGTAGCAAGCGGCGGACAAGTCGATTATGACGATGATGGTCGTTTGATTTATCAACTAACAATATTATTTGAAAAGGAGATGTAAGTTAATGGCAACTTATGCAGTTAAACAATTAGAAATTTCGGTTAAAGATTCAGGGGAAAGCGGAGATGGTGTTTCGATTAAAGACTTAGAAACTTTAGACATTTCACTGAACTCAAATGTGGAACAATATACAACAATTGGCGAGGTATTTGAACGTGCGGTAAAAACAGGTGCTGCTATGGAGTTAGGTTTGGATGGGAAATACAATGAATCAGATCCAGGACAAAATGAATTACGTGAAACTTGGGATAAAGTTGGGTCTGAAGCTGAAAAAACAATTGCGGTTAAATTCCCAGCAGGCTCTAAGTATGAAATCACTGGACCAATCGGGATTAATGATTTCGGTGGTGGTGGTGCGAACGATATTGGTTCATTTTCTGCCACACAGAATTCAAATGGTACGCCGGTTTTTACGCCAGCGCCTACCATTGAGCCAACAAACGTAACGGCAGATAGCGCCTCTAAAACTGTAAAAGTTGGAGAAACTGTTAAAATTACAGCAGGAGTACTGCCATCAGGAGCTCCACAAGATGTAACATTCACTTCATCTGATGAAACAAAAGCAACAGTAGCTAGCGATGGAACTTTAACAGGAGTTGCTACAACAGTAACTGCAATTAAAATCACAGTTGCGTCCAAAGTGAAACCATCGGTTAAAAATGACGTTTCTGTTTCTGTAACATCTGCCTAATAAACAAAATACGAAGCCCTCTGAGTGAGGGCTTTTACTAATTTGGAGGACAAAAATGAAATCATTTAATTTTAACGAGAACGAAGTAAAACTTCCATTGGAAATTAACGAAAAAGTATATTATGCGGACATTTCAGCACAAGCACACATTAAGTACAGTGCGCTTTTAGATGAAGCGCCTAAAATTTTAGGTCAAGTGCTTGCGCCTAAACTGAAAGGCGACGAAAGCGACGGAGAGCATACAACGCCAGATAGTGAAAACATGCATGAACTGTTAATGACTATCACAGATGGTATTGTAGCAACGAATGATGATATTTTTGCTATTTTTTTTAGCAAAGAAGACAGAGAAGAAATTAATTCTAAAACATTGCCAACGAAAGTTTACGAGGGACTTATTGAATACATTATAGCTAAATTATTTGAAAGTGATATGAACGAGGGAAGCGATGAGGGGAAGCCACAGGAAAACAGTATTACGGAATAATTGAAGACTTTGATTTAATCGAGTCTTCTTTTTTATCGTATTACGGTATTAGATTACGCAAAGAATTAGCGAATATGAGTTTTTCAGAGTTCCGAACATACCTAATGAACTTGGGTGGCGATACACCGTTTATGACTACTCTAGAAATCCGTATGACTGAACGGAGTAAAGTCCCAAAACATTTGCTGAAAGAAAAAATAAAACAAAATCGAATCATGTTAAAGCGAGGGTATTTTGAGGATGCTGCTTCTAATGAAGAAGGACTAGAAAAGGCGTTGAAAGCTAATAGCAAGCCGAAAGAGGGGTGAAAACATGAGTAAAGCGGGAGAAATTTATTACGATATAAAAATACGCGAGAATGGCTATAAAAGTCAGATGAACAAGATTGATAAAGACATGGACAATTTTGCGAAAAAGGGTCAGAAAGCCGCGGACAATATCGACAAAATTAACAAGAAAAATGTTAATGTTAAAGGTTTAGATTCATCTATTGTTAAGGTTGAAAAGTTCGGTAATATGCTAGAAAAGTCTGGACAAAAGTTAAAAAAAGCTGGAACTGCGATGACCGTTGGATTTACGGCGCCAATTGTAGCTGGAATGGTTAAATCGACCAAGGCATATCTCGATTTCGATAATGAAGTAACAGAAGTTAACTCTTTATTACGTGAATCCGGAGAATCGGCGAAAGAGTTTGGCGATCGTTACACGCAGGTATTTGATTATGCGCAAAAAGCTAGCGTTAAATACGGCGTAGCTTCTGAGCAAACTATGCTCGGTATGAAAGAAATGGTTAAAAAAGGCTATGATATCAACCAAACAATGGCGTCCATGCCTGCGATTTTTAATGCCGCTCGTGCGTCTGGTGATGATTTCGAAACAGTAATGTCCGTTACTACGTCAACACTAGAACAGTTTGGAATGATTTCTAAGGACACCAACAAACAGATGGAATATACAAACAAAGTTGCCGATGTGCTAACCTATGTGGCGGATAAAACAGCAGCTGGATTCTCAGATATGGGAACAGCAATGAATTACGTTGGTCCTATTTCGCATTCACTAGGATACTCGCTTACAGACACAGCTGCTGCGGTTGGTTTGCTTTCGAATCGTGGTATTGAAGGGCAAAAGGCGGGTACCGGCTTACGGGGAATGCTTACAAGTTTGCTTAAACCTTCAAAATCAGCTGCAGAAGCAATGTCGGCAGTTGGATTAACAATTGAAGATAGCAACGGCAATATGAAAACTTTACCAACTCTCTTGGATGATATTAATGATAAAACAAAGAAAATGACAAAAACACAGAAAAACTCTTTCTTGACGATGATTTTCGGACGTGAACCTTTATCAGCTGTTAATACGCTTTTAGAAGCGGGAGGCGATTCTCTACGTAAATATTCTAAGGGCGCTGATGAAGCAAATGGGTATACTAAACAAGTTGCTGATAATATGCGAAAAGCTGGTAAATTTGGTGTGGATCAATTCAAAGCTTCGCTCGAAGTATTAGAACAGAACGTAGGACAAAAATTAATGCCTGCCCTCACTCCAATCATCGAGTGGGCTAACAAAATGATTGATAAATTTAATGACCTTTCCGGCGCACAACAACAAAGTATCATAAAATGGGCTGGAATTTTAGCAGCAACTGGTCCTGTGCTAATGATTGGCGGAAAACTAGTATCAATGACTGGCGGATTAATAAAAGGATTCGCGGGCTTAGGTAAGATTTTAGGTTTAGGGAGTAAATTAGCTCCTTTAGCGGCTGGATTTGGCGCTACAACAACTGCTGTGGAAGGTACTAGTTTAGCTGCGGCTGGATTAGCTGGTTCTTTCGGAGCTTTACCAGCAGTTATTACGGTGGCTGGTGCGGCTTTGCTTGGTGTGGGTATTTATGCACTAGATAAACATATAAGCAAAATCGAAGAGAGCAAAGAACGTATAAAAACATGGGGTTATGATATTGGCGCAGAAGCTGATAAATCCATGGGTAAATTTAATGAATTTGCATCAGAAGGCAAGCTAGCTTTAGACACTTTTGCAACTGGCGCTACAGAAGACAGCGAGAAAATTGTCAGTGCTTTCAAAAACATGGCGGACGAAATTAAGAAGAATACAGACGATGCATTGGGTGACTTCAAGAAAGCATATGATGAAGCTTCACCTGCTGTACAAGCGTTACTAGACAACGCCATGAAAGATTCTGAAAAGAGGGCAGAAGAAAGAAAGGCAAACGTAGATTCGCAATATAAAGAAATAGAAAAGATTTATCAATCTCATGCGGTTAAAACTGGCAAGATGACATCTGAACAATCGAAAATTGTTAACAATATTTACAAAGATATGCAGATTGAACAAATTGAAAGTTTAGGCTTAAGCAACAAAAAGAAAACACAGCTGATAAAAGCGATGAATGGTGAGGTGCAGAATTTAAGCACAAAAGCACTCACTGAACAAGCTGACTATCTTGGTAAAGTCACAAAAGCAACAACAGATGAAACGAAGAAACAAAAGAAAGCATTCAAAGAATCTTATGATAAAGAATTAATAGATAAAACGTCATACAATAATGCAATGAACCAACTGGATAGAGATCAGAATAGAACAGTGCGATCTAGTGTAACGGCTTGGATACGAACGCAAGAACAGTTATACGACAAGTTAGGTGTAAGTAATGAAGTCGCGCGAAAAAACATCCGACGTGGATTAAAAGATATGGGACTAGATTATGACGAATTTACACGTGATGTACAAGAAAAAGCGGGCAAAGCTGACGAAGCCAGCAAGCTAATTGGCGATGGAGCGAAAATGGCAGATACCGCATGGAACAACTTAGTATTAGACCCTAAAAGTTCTGAAATAAGAGACAATGTTGGTGAATTCGTATCCAATTTAGCTAAAAGTGATGATGGTTGGAATAATCTTAAATTCATCATGAAAGAAGCAAAATTAACCACAGATGCTAAGAAAACAATTGCAACAGCAACTATTGAAAGTGGTCGCTGGGATAAGATGACTTTCAACGAAAAGAAATTAATTGTCAGTTATGAGGACTCTATACATGTAGCTAACGCGTTGTCAGATTTAGGTATTTGGGATAAATTGAAGCCTGAACAAAAAAGTATGATTGCGAATGCAGATACTAGTCTGGCGTTACAAAAAGCTCTGCAAGATATGGGTGTTTGGGATAAGTTGCCGCCATCCATGAAAACTCTAGTAGTTGATAATTCTGATGTAATAAAGAAAATGAATTCTTCTAAAGGGATGTTAGTTAGCTATAACGGAACGAACGTAGATTTAAAGACGCTTTTAGCAAATAACTATGATGTTAGGAATAAAATTCAGAGTGGTAAAGATGTTATTGTTCAATATAACGGACAAAAGGTGAATCTTAAAAACCTTTTTGCAAACAACAGAGACCTATTATCAAAAATAGATAGAGGTAGTAGAACAGTCGACGACTATAACAACATAGCTGTCCATAGAAAAGATTTAGTTATTAATTCCAACGCAGAGGCTACTAAAAACGCTATTGACAATGCTATAAACTCGTGGCGTGATATGCTCAACATGAAAAATCAAAAAGTAATTTCTATTGCATACAAAACGAGTGGTAAAAGTCCAAGCGGAATTCAAGAGGTAGGTTATGCAACTGGGACAAATAACCACAAAGGCGGACCTGCATTAGTTAACGATGCCAATGGAAGCAACTATGAAGAAATGATTACCACCCCGGATGGGAATAGTTTTGTTCCTAAAGGTCGTAACGTTCTTCTTAATCTACCACGAGGTACCGAAGTGCTACGAGGGGATAAAACAGCTAAAGCTTTGAGTAATGTGCCTCATTATGCCAAAGGTACTAAAACAAGCTATGCGAAAAATGTAAGTAATAAAATATCAAATGTGCAAGTAGATTACAAAACAGGCGCAATTAGCGCACAATCGTACATTAATAAATTAAAACAAATTAATAAGCAATATCGCTTAAATGCGGCGCAAACAAGACAAATCAAATTAAATATTGCTGGAGCAAACAAAGAAATTAATACACAAAAAACTAAACTTAATAAATCAATAAAAAGTAGCACACAAAAATATTATGATAATGTTGCTAAAATAAATAAAACGGCTAAGGATTCTATTAATGAAGCGAAAAAGACATATAAGGATGCTCTTAAATCAAATCAAGAAGCCGCATATAATCAGACTGGACTATTTGATGCTGCTGTTACAGAGAAATCAAGTGGTAGCGAATTAACAAAAAATCTTAAATCACAAACAGCCCAACAAAAAGATTTTATGGCTCAACTTGATAAAATGAAAAAACGCGGTGTTAGTAAAGGTCTTATAGACGAGATACGCAATATGGGTGTAAGCGCAACAGGACAAGCTAAAGCAATTGCGGGAATGTCTGATACACAACTGAAACAATATCAAGCTGAGTGGAGTAAAAAACATGCTAATGCAAACAAGCTGGGATTAGACGCTTCTGTAAATGATAAAGTGGCGATGGATAAAGCTGTCAAGGCGGCGAACGATAAAGCTAAAAAAGATTTGGCAAATGCGAACGCTTCTTGGTTGAAAGAACTTGATAAAGCAAAAGAATATCGCACTGCTGGATCTAAACTTGGTGTACAGACCGTAGCGGGGATTATTCAAGGGTTCAAGCAAATGGATGGGCCATTAGCAAAACAAGCTGATGGACTAGCTAAAACAATTGAATCGACAATCAAGAAAAGGCTAAAAATCCACTCTCCTTCCCGGCTAATGAGCGATGAAGTTGGTGAACAAGTGCCAGCGGGAATTGGTGTGGGAATGCTTAAAAATTTAAATACAATTGATTTGGCAGCTTATAAAATGCAAAAACATTTAACAAGTCTATCACCTGCTATTTCAGTCCCAGTTACTCCGAACACAAAAGAAATTACGGCTTACTCAGGGGCTTCTATAGCAACGCAAGGAAGTGAAACACCAGTTACGGTACAACCAATTCAAATTGTTAATAAAACAATGTTAGAGGGTCGTATAGTGGCGGAGGAAACGGTCGACTTTATAACAGAAATTCAAAACAACCGTATTATCAGAACTAATCGAGCACAAGGGGTGATTTTATGAGCTTAGGATTCACATACAAAGGTATTCATTCATTTGATAAGCATGTGGAAATAATTGACATTAAACCACCATTGTTCCCACAAAACGAAGGTAATACGGAAAGCGTCAGTGGTCGTATTGGCGCTTTTTATTTTGGCCCAAATGTTGGTCAACGAGGGATACAATTAGAAATACAAATTATTGGAGATAGCCTTAAAGAATTAAGCGAGCGGGCTACATCTGTCGCTGATTGGTTGATGCAGGTAGATGCAGAAGAACGCTCTTTGGTAATTGATGATGCGCCTGAAAAGACGTATTATGGTCGATTTGAAGGATCTACAGACTTAGATAGGCTTTTATATAACGGACGGGCAACGCTGAATTTTGTTTGTTCAGACCCGTATATTTATTATGAACAAGAAGAATTTGAGCTAACTAGTGAAAGTAACAAATTACCAGTTCGTGGTTCACAACCTACCAGCCCTGTGATTGGAGCAGTTATAAAACAGGATGTCACTTATATCGCTATATCGAATAAAGAAGATTACTTATACATTGGCGAGGGCGTTGATCCAGATTCTGGAGAAACTCCAGTTAAACCATCGGAAATAATTTTAAACGATCCAATGAATGTATTAGCTACATGGACCCCCATGCAACAGTCAGATTTGACATTTCAATTAGACGCAAATAACGGGATTATTGATGGGAGTTTTACTTCAACCGCAAATGTATTTCGAGCATCTGATTATGGTGTTGGAGCACAGTGGCATGGTCCAATGAGTAAAGTAGTTCTTCCCCAAGCGCAGGATAACTGGCGTGTAAGAATGCGCCTTCAAAACATAGCGTCGGCACAAAAGCAACAAGGTAAATTAGAAGTGTATCTTGTTGATGAAAAAGGAGCAAAAATTGCAACGTTTCAAATAAAAGATAATGCCGCAAATACCGAAGTTAATATTGTTAAAATATCTATTGGCGATCAAAATGTTGCTAATTATCCTGAAAAAGATTTGTTTAATGAGGCTGGGAAAGTTACTAAAACATACAAAACAGTATCAACCAGAAAAAAAGTTAACGGAAAATATAAAACAGTGACAGAAAAGGTACAAACAGGAGCATACAACGAATACAGAGATTTTTATGGTTACTTTATTTTAACTAAAATAGGTAATCAATTCACTGCTGAAATTATCAAACTAGATAGTAATATAAAGCCTGTCTGGACGAAGAAAAAGGTATTTGTAGATACCGCTAATAAATACACAAAAAAATTAGCTCAATTAAATATATACGCTGCGGCATCAGGCATACATGACCCTAACCGCGATTTGTTTTTCACAGATACACTTGTTGAAAAATTAAATATTGTTGCAAACACCGCTCCGCAAGTTATAGCGCATGCATCTGATGAATTAATGTTTGATTTTGAAACAGAAACAATTTATAAAAATGGCATTCCTTTTATGCAGAATCTAGCAATAGGAAGTCATTTTTTTAAGTTATTTGGCGGTACAACAGAAGTATTAAATGTATCTCCGTTTGAAGCGGCAGATTGGACCGTATATGTTAGGCCAAGAACTTTTTAAAGGAGTGTTTAAATGTTATTGATATTAGATGAAAATAAAGAAATTGTAAAATCTATATCTGCTGACTCCACAAATGGAACTCATTATTTTAATGATTCACACACCGAGAAAGTTATAGATTTTGATTCAACTTATGAGTTTTCTGTTTCGACAGATGACGAAAGTTCAAAATATTTAACAGGTGGAAATTATGTGATGCTTCAAGACTTAGACGATGATTCATTGTTATTCAAAATTATTGAAGTGCAAGACATCCGAGATGACAATAGTTCGAAACCTCAAAAAAGAATCTTTTGCGAAAATGTTTTTATCTTTGATTTGAATAATGTAATTGTGACAGATCGCGCTTTTTCCAATAGTAATATTGGTCCCGCTTTAACATATGTGCTTGGCGGGAGTGGATGGATTCCTCAAGATACAGAAAATGTAGGGGCAGTTGCAAATTTGGAGTTCTCAGGATATATAACAGCTCAAGAAGCCCTACATCAAATTTGTACTGCTTTTGATTGCGAAGTTAAGTTTTATGTAAAAACATTTCAGGGAAGGATAGTTGGCTATTATTGTAAAGTCGCGAAACAGTTTGGGGATAATGAAGGTGTTCGAATTGAGAGCGGCACAGGCATTAAAGGAATAACGAGGAAAGTATTATTTACGAACATTAAGACTGCTCTTATACCTCTTGGCGCAACGCAAGCTGATGGGACACAATTAAACATTTCTTCTGTTAATGGAGGATTGAATTACATCTATAATGATGAAGCAAATGAGCAATACAACCCAAGCGGCACAGGTTACTTAATGACTAAGATTGTAAATGAAAATATAACAAATGCGGCAGCGTTGAAACAATGGGGTACTTTAGAACTTAGAAAGTTATCATCGCCATCATATCAATATGAAGCAAATATTTTAATGTTAGAACAAGTCTATGGTTTTGAAGCACATCGAATAAGAAAAGGCAGTTTTGTAAGAATTGTAGATTTAGAAATGAGTCCTCCAATTACAGTACAAGCAAGGGTTATTGAGTTAAATATTTGTTATAGCGATATGTCAAAAAGCACTTGTGTAGTTGGTGATTATATTGATATTAATTCGGCTACACCTGCGATTATAAATCAATTGAGGGAAAACGCGAAAGTATCAACAAATGCTAATAAAGTTGCGTCAATCGCAAGTAATAAGGCTGAAACAGCACAACAAATCGCTAGTAGTGCCGAAAGTGTAGCAAATGATGCAAATACAAATGCAACAGATGCAAAACAAGTAGCAAATGATGCTAAAGATTCCGCTGTCACAGCAATAGATACAGCTAATGACGCGTTAATGAAAGCTGGTGATAACAATAAGCCTTTTTATGGTGAGCTACCGCCAGCTATTCCAAAGATAAACGATACGTGGTTCAAGATAGATGAAGTGGAAAATACTATAACAGGTGTTTTTAAGTGGGATGGGGTAATTTGGAAAGAAATACCTCTGGATTATAACGCTTTAAAAGTCGGGGAGTTATCAGCGATTACTGCGAAATTAGGTGATGTAGAGAGCGGAAGTATCACAGGCGCTGAATTTATTCACAATATTAATTATCGTGATGATGAAGGCAATTTGTTCACTGGGACGGTCACGATGAATGACAATGGTTTTAATGCTGCTACAGTACTGCCAACTGGTGCCGGCTCTACTATTTTAAAAAGTGATGTTACAACACTTGGTGGTGTGAAAGTAGCACAGCAATTGATGGATCATAATATTTCTGGTGAACTCAAGGAAACAATGTTAAGAGGGGATTCACTAGATTTCACTAAAGATGGGCAAACAACTTTATCTGTAAATGCTGATTTATTTTACTCAATGCCGTGGCAAGATTTAATATTAAACTCTGGATATTCAACAGCAGAAGGGAATACTCCTCAATTTAGAATTATTTGCATCTTTGGTATCAGAATTGCCTTTTTCAGGGGGCAAGTGCAAAAATCAACCGCATGGACCTCTACAAATAACGCTTTTGCGTCTGTTCCTTTCGAAGTTCAAACAACAAAAACAGCGATGGCTTATGCACCGACAAACAAGTCTAGCGGCGGCCGAGTGCATGCATCATCTAGTAACGCGATGGGATTTATACCTGCGGACACTAGTATTACGTATTTCGCGTTAAATCAATTATTTTATATTTTAGATTGAAGCCAAATAAGGCTTATTTTTTATGTCAAAAACAGATGGGATGATGAAAATTGACACTGGGGAGTATTTCAATAGCAGGGATGAGTGTAGGCGAGTTAATAGGGTTAATCAGCTTAATCGCTGCGATTGTGGGTTTTGTGATTAGATGGGCATTAGTCGCACCTTTGAGAAACATGATTGATTCGCTTGACATTACATTAAATAGTCTGAGAGAAGAAATGTCAGAAAGCAAAAAAGACCGCATCAGCTTAAGAGAGAAGCAAAACGATCATGATAAAGAAATCGCTTTATTGAAGCGGGAGGATAAAGCGATTTGGAAGTATATAGCGAAAACTGAGAAGGAGGAAAAATAATGAAAATTAACTGGAAAGTGAGAATGAAATCGAAAGTGTTCTGGGTGTCAGTTATCCCGCTAATTCTGGTACTAGTACAGCAAGTACTTGGGTGGTTCGGCGTAACAATTCCTGCCGACACAATCAACAAAGAAGCGCTAGATATGATTAACAGTGTATTCCTGTTATTAGGTGTGTTAGGTGTAGTAAATGACCCAACGACTCCTACCGCGAGCGATAGCGATTTAGTATTGAATAAAAATAAAAACGTAGAGGATGAAGTATAATGACAAGTTATTATTATAGTAGAAGTTTAGAAAATGTAAATAAATTAGCGGATAACACAAAAGCGGCGGCGAGAAAACTTCTCGACTGGGCTGAAAATAGCGGCATTGAAGTATTAATTTATGAAACGATTAGGACAAAAGAGCAACAATCCGCTAATGTCGCGAACGGAGCGAGTCAAACAATGCGCTCTTATCATTTAGTAGGACAGGCACTAGATTTCGTCATGGCGAAAGGTAAAACTGTTGATTGGGGTGCTTATCGTTCAGACAAAGGCAAAAAATTCGTGGCAAAAGCGAAGTCCCTTGGACTTGAATGGGGTGGTGATTGGTCTGGATTTGTAGACAATCCGCACCTTCAATTTAATTATAAAGGTTATGGAACTGATACTTTTGGAAAAGGAGCTAGTACTAGTAATTCTTCTAAACCAAGCGCAAACACAAACACGAACAGTCTGGGATTAGTTGATTACATGAATATGAATAAACTAGATTCTAGCTTTGCGAATCGTAAAAAACTAGCGACAAGTTACGGAATTAAAAATTACAGCGGAACAGCTTCGCAAAATACAACTTTATTAGCTAAATTGAAAGCAGGAAAACCACACACACCTGCTAGTAATAACACTTACTACACCGAAAACCCCGGAAAAATCAAAACGCTTGTTCAGTGTGATCTATATGACTCTGTAGACTTCACTGAAAAAAATAAAACAGGCGGGACATATCCTCCGGGGACTATTTTCACTATCGCCGGAATGGCGAAAACAAAGGGAGGTACACCAAGATTAAAAACAAAAAGCGGTTATTTTCTAACTGCCAACAAGAAGTTTGTTAAGAAAATCTAGTTTGATGCCCTCGCGTTTGCGGGGGTTTTTTACATACTTTTATGATTTTAAAGTTACCAAATAAGTTACTATAAAGATATCCATTATTGTATCTAAAATATTCACCAAAAAAATATTTTTTTCTGAAATGGAAACTACTAGTTTCAAAAAGGGGTCACAGAAGAACCATGAGGGGTCAAATTCGTCTTTTTTTATTTGTTTTGAGTTACAACGTGTATCTGTTTAAAAATCTCCTATTTAGGAGATACAAGAATATTGTGCTATTTGACCAAAATTGACGTTGGATTTTGATTTTGGAAAAAGGTTTACAAGTACGCTTAAAGTGTAATAGAATGAAATAAGATGTAGTGACTACAAGTCACTTCAATTGGATGTTAATCCAAAAAGGAGGGTTTAAAATGAAGGACGTTACTTTATTTGCCCGTTATTTAATCCATAGCTATGAGAGCTATTCGAGATCTTTATTTGAGAACAGTGAAATGAAGTTACAAAAGCTAATATATTTGGCTCAGCGCCAAAGTATAGCTTTAACTGGCGAAATTCTATTTCAAAATGACATTCAAGGGTGGAAGCATGGTCCTGTTGTACCAGAATTAAGATATTTCTTAGAAAATGGGTATACCCCTTATGAAGGCGAACCATTATCTGAAACAGAAAAGTATATTATAGACAATGTAGTAAACACATACGGAAAGTTTGAAGCATGGTCTTTAAGAGAGATGACACACAATGAATTGTCATGGAAAAATAGCAGAATAGGATTAAATGATGAAGATAGCGGTTGTGAAGTTTTAAAGCTAGAGGATATTGAAAAAGATGCTGAGAAAGTTAGAATTTTTGACCATCAATACGGCATGTATCTTGATGAATTTGAAGATTTTAACGAAGAGGTGCTTCGATGACAGATTCTTCAGATTTAATAGGTACTATTAGAACCTCAAAATTTCCATATTATGATGTTAGAGAAAAGAAAATGAAGTATAAGTCTAGACCGATTTTAGTAATCAATGCAGAAAAAGATTTAATTCCATGTGATTTGACGGTTTTACCAATATCGAGAGTAACTGAAGAGCGTCATATTCATGAGGAATATGATTTAAAAGTTCTCAAGTCTGACTATCCTCTTCTGAATTTGAAAGAAAATAAGTCATATATACGAACGCACAAAGTCAATACTGTTAATAGTAATGATGTTGCAAATAAAGAAATGTCGTCTTTGAAAAATACGTACCCTGATTTATACAGTGTTAGTATTGCTAAAGTTAAGCAATTCATTGACGAAATTAACTAACCCACCACTCGGTGGGCTTTTTTTATGCAAAAAAACGCCAAGCATGTGCTTAGCGTGCATCACTTATCCTTAATCATTCCCTTCTGATTAATTTTTCCCTCTATAATTAATTTTTCAAGTTCCTTCAAATCTTCCAACGTAGCTTTATTCTTTATAAAAGAACGCGCAGCTGAACGAGATTTTAAATAGTTTGCATGTTCTTTGTTCTTGCTTTGCCATTCCTTATTTGCTTTCAACTGCGCGTCAGAGGTCGTTTTTTTCGTCATAATTAATCACTTCCTATTTTTTATTAAATATACTAAACAAGCTAATGTAGTCAGTATAGCAATGATGGTCAATGCTGTGTTCTGAAAGTAACTAGCGAGTCCGTTAACGCATATAACAATTAATATAACCCAGATATATTTATTCATAATTTATG